AAGCTTGTTCAGCACGGGCTTGTTCCATTGCGCTGACACCAACACCTGCTTGTTGCTCTGCAATAGGCTTTTCTAGCGCTAACTGCTCCGGTGTGCCGCCGTATTGATTAGTCTGGACACCTAACCTACCCTGACCAAGTAAACGCTCTTCTAGCGCAAGACGCTGACGCTCCTGCTCTGGTTGTAGAGTAGCTTGCATGCGTCCAAATATGTCTTGTTCACGCGCTGCTCGTTGACTTGGGTCTTGAGTTAGCATGCCAATAATATTTTCTTGCTCTTGCTGCCTTGCCTCTGGGCTTCCTAGCATCCCAAAAGCTTCAGAGCCAAAGCCTAATAGCTGAGCCTGCAAAGCCTGTTCGGTAGGGCTAAGCATGGTATCTAAGTTGCCAGTAGAGCTAAAGGTAGCCCTTGACCCTGTTGGAGTAGTTACACCAAAAGGCTTGAACGTAGACTGACGACCAATCTCACCAAGTAAACCGCCTTGATAGGTAGGCATAGAAGGCTGACCAAAGACAGCTTGTACGTCTTGTTCACCTAGATCCTGAACAGTGTTTATAATGTCTTGCTGTGCTAACGCTCCACCAACGCCACCTATTAAAGCGCGTCCTTGTTGGCTCATTGCAGAAGAAAGTAAGTTTTTGAAAAACTCTTCCATTAGTATGTACCTCCATCAATCGTTCCAACTGTGAAAGTACCACTCACTGTTAGGTTTGCCATAGTAGTTGTACCAGTAAAGGTAGGCGCAGCAGAGTCACTTTTAGTGGCCACAGCTACCTGAATAGCGTCAAATTCAGCCCCTACTTCAGAGCCTTTGATTACCTTGGCAGGGTTACCGCTAACCAAAGCGTCCTTGGCTGCGAAGTTAGTTAGTTTAGTATAGTTCGACATTAGACTATTCTTCCCATAAGAGCTTGAATGTTAATTTCTTGTAAGGCAATTGGCTTGCCTTCAACTGTTGTTTCTACGCCTACCGCTACAACTGTACCCTGACCGGAGGCATTGATCTTCTTGCGTGTAATCAACGATATAGACGATGAGTACTCAGCTTCGGTGTTAAATTCTGAGATATTGTATTGTCCCACATTTGACTGCGGGAGTGTGTAAGCTTGTTTCTTGTAACTGCCAGAGTAGTCATAAGCCCAGTTAAGTACCACTGTAGCCTCTGCTCCATCAAAGGTAGTTAGGTTAATCTTCTTAAGAAACTTAAGATTTGACGTATCACCAAAGCTTAACGGGTGACTAAAATAGCTTAGTAGATACCCTGTTTCATTGTCTTCGTACCCTGTGTACTCTGCTATTCCATCCTGAACACCAATGTAAAGCTTCTCTGTAGAAGTCTCTGTAAAGCAAAGAGCGTTCATGTGACTCCAGGTTGTAGCCCTAAAGCTGCCATCCTGAAGAGGAAAGCGTGTATCAAAGGCGTAAGTCACAGCTAGTTCTGGAAAGTTCAATAAAACAAAAGCCTGACGCGGGGAGTAATGCATGCTTATATTCCCAGTCTCTGCCGCAAACAGGGATTTAATGTCGTTATTGACGTTCTTAGAGATATCGCCAATCGGCGCAGACTTCTCTTGAATAGTCCTTGAAAGGCTACGAACACCTGAGTCATCGAGGAAGATTAGGTCTTTACCTGTTGAGACTACTGCGTCTCTACCCACACAGCCCACGTTGGAAATGGTGTCTGACAGGGTCATGCTCGCAGGACTAGAAGCTCCTTCATAGACAAGGATAGAGTTTCTGCCAAAGATAATCAGGAAGCCGTTGTGTGCCGCTAGAGCAGTAATAACGTCATACCCTGTAGGCCACACGTTAGTAATGTCTATAGAGCCTGTTGAGCCTCCTGACCACGCTGTGCCATCTAACAGGTCAGACCAATAGATCGTAGACTTGTCATCAACAAAGTCCGCCACCCACATACGACCAAACGCAGCGATAGCAACATGTCCCTCGGGAGGAGTGCCTGTTGCGTGTGAGTGCGTAGACATTGGCGCGACAGCTCCTGTGTGGTCTGCGTATACCAAAGGCTCATAGCCACGTTGGAAGAAGAACATATGGTCGTTAAAATTGACCATCTTCCAATTGTTTTCTGTAATGGTGTAGGCCGCAGGAGTCTCATCTACCATCGTGGTAGTGCCTGAGAATATCTTGTTGTTACCTGCGGAGAAGAACGTAATATCCCCATCGGCAGCAACAAACTCACCCATAGACTCAACACCGTCAGACGATCCTAAAAGGTCGTTACCATTCAGGATTTCATAACCCTTCCTCGCGGCAATCCTTCCCTCTTTGTCAATGACGCAGTTATCCGCAACCGCAGCAAAACTAGCATCCTGTGCCAAAGGTGCGTCTTGGGTGTTTACCCCCGCAAAGCCTGGGGCTGTAATGGTAATACTCTGTAGCTGTTGAGCCATCTAAACCACCATAAATGTTGTTTCGTCAGGGTAACGATTAGCGTCTATAGCTATCGCATCAGACAAGGCTGTGGACGCAACAGCAAACTGCTCGGCTGCTGATTGACCACCAGTTTCCCCGCGTTCTCTTAAGGCCATAGCAAAAGCCAGCTGGACTATAGGGTTATGGGGTATATTGATCTTAGTAGCGTCAGACTCTAGTAAGCCTTGAGTTTTAGCCACATCAAAGCGTAGGTTATAGATGCCGTCAGGCTGTGGGTAAACCTTAATTTTCAGGTCGTCATTGCTGTCTACTCCGATAAACGTGTAAACATGAGGAGTTCCTGATACGACATCTTGAAGGTAGTAGACACTGTTAAAGTAGTCCTTAGTTTCTAAACCCATGAACTTATTGGCTGAGTCATTGACTACATTCTTTACCACTGCTTCTTGTCCTGAGCCAACAAGAGAATACTCAGAGACTCCGTTAGCAGTAACCACAGAAATGGTGTCGCGAAGAGCAGACCAGTTCCATGAGTTTTCTACGATTCTCTTTGCGTCATTGATAAAGTCTCCAATTAACGCGGAGTAGTCTGATTCCAAAACTGTAGCAGCCTGGTCTTCTCTTAATCGCCGAAGGACACTATTGATCGCTTCAAGGTAAGTCATTATCGGCCTCCTGCGGCACGAAGGAATCTTTCAAACATTCCCAATTGTACGTTGTCTAGCTCTTTAAATTCTGGTTGAAATAGTATTGAGTCAGTTAGTGGAGTGCTGTTAACTACTTGAGCAAATAAGCCAATTGCGCCATCTCTTCCGGGGTCGCCTTTATCTCCTTTAGCGCCAGGCGTTCCAGGTGTACCAGGAAGGCCAGGAAGACCAGGAATCCCTTGCTCACCAGGATCACCCTTCTCGCCAGGAGTACCAGGATCGCCTTTAGCACCAGGAAGGCCAAGAAGACCTGGATCACCCTTATCACCGGGGTCTCCTTTTTGACCTGGGTCACCGGGGTCACCTTTGTCTCCTGGATCTCCTTTTTCTCCTGGATCACCTTTATCGCCAGGATCTCCCTGCTCACCAGGGTCTCCTTGCTTTCCTGGATCTCCTGGGTCGCCTTTTTGACCAAGCAAACTGCCGTCTAAGATGCCTTCAATAATAGTATTAGGAAGATTGGCTATAAAAGTCCCTGACTCTTCTTTGCTCAAGATTTTAGTGCCGTCTGTGATTTGACCGTCAGTATTTATGACAATTGTATCTTTAACACCACCCGCGTTTTCATTATTGTTTATTGCATCTGTTCGTTGATTAACGGTTTCAATTGCAGTCTTTTCGTTTTCAGGAAGATTTTCTATGTCGGTCATGTCTATATCAAAGGTTTCCCCAGTATTGACATTCTCGTACACCATTGTGTCAGCGCCTAATTCTGAAGTCCTGATCCAACCTGTGGTGTCTATATCGCCTTCTATACCTGTTACAGGCTTAACTCCGCTAACATCAGTAGTTGCAGTGTCTTCTAGCCCTGTAGAGGCGTCTGACGCGGCTGTGGGGTCTGTGGCTTGATCTACTGTTGGGTCTTGGCTGACTGTCCCTAAATCTGCTGCATCACCTAAAGAGCCATCGCCTGATCCTATGGTTAGCAATTCATTAGCGGTAGTGTCTGCTGTTAGGTCTACGGTTTCTTCTGTTGTTGGCTGAGCTGCTGCTGCTTGAGCTGCTGCTAAATCTTCTTGATTAAGCATTGGATTTGAGCCAACAGTAAGATTAATTATTTCTGCTGTTGAGTCGGTTGGATCGTTTAACGCATCTGCAACTGCCAAACCTGACATTTTGTTGTAGGTATTTTGTATATCCTGCTCGGATATACCTGTTTGT